GGGGTGGGCCATTTTGCGGACCCTGTCCCCCCTCTTTCGAAGTTCAGAATGGACGAAATGGACGAAAGCTCGTCAGAATTCACGTTCTACAACTTGATAGTTTCCAGTCAAGTTGAGTTCGAGAATCTCTTGAATCGCTTCATTCGTTGCTTCGACTTGATCGGCTTCGGTGAGGTCAGTGCTAGTGGCAGTGACCCGTGCTAGGTAGGCACAGGTGTGGTAACCTTGAGTAACATCAAAGTTAAACCACTCTTCGAACTCATCGAAAGGATCGTAAGGATTGTCCTCAGTAGTCAGTGCTAGGGCAAGCATGGTTCTATACACCTCGTTTCAAGGACAATGGACAGTCGACAATGGACAAAAGGCTAGCCATTAAGGTACTCCCTAACTCTAGCTGTAGATATGCCCAATGCCTCAGCGATCTGTGCGGTGTTGGCTCCATTAGATCGAAGAGTCTTGATTCGATCCTTCTGAGCAGCAGCAAGAGGCTCCTTCTGCTTCGGCAAAGCCAGTGACTTGATGGTGTCAAGATCAGAATTGGCCAGAATATGCTCCATCATGGAGTTAGATATAGCACCTTTCTGGATGGCTTCCCACTCACGAGGGGTGGGGACCACTCTTGTGCCTGCTCTATCGTAACCAAGGCGGCGGCGGGCGGTCTTGATGGCCATGGCCTCAACCTTGGCTCGCTCTTTCTTGGACAAATCTGGATTTGATTCAAGTTTCTTCTGCACAACACCTTGTGCCACTAGCTGTGCCTGCCGCTCCAGGGGCTTCTCCTTGAGGGCCCGGTTCAATTTAGCGCGGAGGGTGGCAACTTCTGGGGCGTATGCCTTAGCAGCCCGGGGGTCTCGTTTGATGGCGGGGGTTGAAATAGCACGCTTCCTAATATCGTTGGCCATGGCCTTCAATTCGTTGGCGTGCTGTGCGTAAATACCCTCCATCAGAGTACCAGAGGACAGCTTCCTAGCATCAGTGGTCTCTGCCATCTGAGTGGTCTTGGTCAGCTTCTTGACCAGCTTGCCCTGTTTGTTAATATAGGACTCGCCAGTCTCCTCATAGACCCTGCGACCAGTGGCTGCGTCATATGGACCACCCTTCGCTGCGCTGCGTGGCTTGCGATGGGGTACATACTGGCGACCCTTGGACCTGGAAATAAGAGTGGCTGCACCATTATCGGCGCCGCCCTGGTACTTCCTCTTCAGCGCGGCAATACCGTTATCAATCTCGGACTGTTTAAAGTTGAGACCGTGCTTCTCGGCATCAATAACGACCATTGAATGACGAACGGCACGAACTAACTCGTCCGCACTAGCCCCCTTGAGAGTCATGTCGGTAATAAGATTGGACACCTTACCCATCTGAGTCTGGGTCTGTTTCTCCGACATCCTCTTCATACCAGGGTACCCAGGATATGTCCTCTTGGGGTCGAATCCCTTCAATCCCTTGAGTGGAGCGGTGGAACGAATGCGTGTCTTCCCCTTATTGGGGATCACCAACACGGAGTCGCCATCAAAATCAGCACCGCTAAGACGCTCAGCGACAGAAGGATGGATCCCAATAGCATCCCTAGCATTGCCAAGAATACTTCGAGACTTCTTACCTCGGTTGTTAACAGTGAGCGTAGGAATCTCGAAAGTCCCGCCATGAGGATAACGCACGAGACTAACAACGTCACCGTCCCGATAGTTAGGAGCATATACCTCACCCTTCTTGAGATGGGGCATCGGCAATAACACCTGAGACGCTTGACCCGGGAGGGCCTTGGCCTTGAGATGTACCGAAGCCGAATCGCAGTCATCAGCCAGGGACATGAGCATCCGCTTACGAATAACAGGATTCGTAAGTCCCATGATCTCATCAAGCTGTTTCCGCTTTTCATCACGGACAGCCTGAAGTTGGCGCTTGGCCAATTTGGGGGACTGCTTGGATAAGAACTGTGAGGCCAGGGACTGGGACCATGAATCCCACTTGCCCTCCTCATTCACAATATTGAGTGCGCTCAGTTCCTTCTTGCCAGTCTTCGGATCCTTAAACAACTTCTGCTTAACGACCGCACCAAATGGATTCTCGGGATCATCCTTCATGGGCTTGAGGACCGTGTGGTCCTTGGAGCCCAGCATGGGGGTGCCCTTCTTCTTGTTGGTGTTGAAGACTATGTCCTTGCCCTTCGGAATATCATCCGAGTACATGGCCATGCCCTTGAGGTAGTGCGTTCCGTCGACCGAAATGCGAACCTGGGCGTAGTTGGAGCCACCGAGGCTGAGCTCTTTGACTCCACGACGGAGCAGAATAACCCCGTCCATGTCAGTACCGCCGTCTTCGGCGTACTTGATGGCGACCTTCTTCGAGGATATGGCTCGGGGCGTGCGAAGTCCGGTCGACAGCAGCCCCTTCTCGTCGATGACAACACCAGGAGTGCGGATCTTGTCCCTCTGTGCATGAATATCGGCAGCTTTGGTGCCGGGAGGGGCGAGAACCTTGAGAATGGTGTAGTTATCGCTGTTGGCCTGCTTGACCTTGACGTCGTGAGTAGTATATCCCTGAGCTTTCAGAGCCTCGACCGCCGTCTTCAAGGAAGTCGACGAGCACTGAAGGTTCTGCTCGACGCCGAGACCGTACTCGATGAACTTCTTCTGCTTCACCTCGTCGGCCAGAATATCCTTGACTCGGGTGATCTCGTCCTTGCGATATGCCGCGTTGGGCTTGAGAAGCTCACGAACCGAGGACTCGTTGAGTCCCATGCGTCGACCGATCTCAGTGTTGGGAAGACCGGCATCCTTGAGACGGGAAGCTCGAGAAATATCGCCTGCCTTCTTCTCGGCGCGAGCGATGCTGTTCAGCGCACGGTACTCGGTGGTGCTCATGCCCCAGGCCTTGGCAATGTCGACCTCGGACATGCCCTGAGCCTTGAGCTTGTCTCGCTCGGCGAGGAAGCCCTGGGCTGACTGATATGGATCCTTACCGGAGCCCCATGGGTAAATAACGACCCGAATGGCGCTTGGTGCCGTAGTGCATCAGCTCATCACGAGTCATGGGCCTCACCCCCAATGCGCTCGAACGTGTATCCTTTGCAGGTGGCCTGTAGCCCTCGAAGAGTCTTCGAAACACTACCCGGACTAACGCCAAGATAGCGGTCAACAGCTCCAGTGGACGGAAATATCTGGCCGGTCTCTATGATTCGGACGCGGGTCACCGCATAGCACGGTTCGGCAAGACCTCGCTCGAATGCGTGAATCATGTTGCCTGATCTAGTTGTGAGTTCTAGATTTACAACGTGATTGTTCGTTTTGTCACCATCGATATGGTTGACTTCCCAACCATCAACGCCGCAGTCATAGAAGGCATCCGCCACCAACCGGTGTACTGAGACGGTCTTTCGTTCGCCGGCTATCCATAGTTTGACACGAAGATATCCGGCCCTATCGTGAGACTGCTTCAGAAGCCGAAACTTCTGCTTGTCAAATACCTGCCCCCAAGAACTGACATCATACCGAGGAATACCTCGGGCTTCGGTCCACAACTCCATCAGGAATCCTCAGTCTTGATCTCCTCGATGAGCTTGTCAAACCAGACGATCTTGTCCATGATATGGGCGATGTCGTCTGGTTGTGGAGTGTCGACCAGAATATCGTCGTTCTGGTAGATGCGGGTCTCGACGTTGATCTCGCCAGGCAGCTTCTCGTACTCCAGGCAGAACAGTGCTGCGTAGATATGAAGCTGGACCATGTTGACGCGGGTCACGCCGGTCTTGAGGTCGTGGATGCGGAGAAGATGCTTCTTCTCGTCGAAGCCGATGGCGTCGGCGGTGCCGAATGCGTTCTCGCTGTGATATAGCACGACCTCGGGATCAAGCCCGTAGCCAATGGCGTCGTTCACGTAGGCGTTGAAGGTGGCCTTGTTCCTCGGCATCCGCATCTTTAGGCGAATATGCTCTGCGGCCATGGCGTGAAGCCTGGTCCCCATCGCTGCTGCCTGTGCTGTCCTGAACGCCTCGCCCAGCTTCTCGTCGTCGTAGTTGACCCAACTGTGCTTGCTGGCGCTCAGAAATGCGTGCAGGCCCTCCAGCCTTGAGTGTACGTTCCAGTTCATCGAGCGTTCCTTTCTCGTTCTCTGGGTATATGAATGATGCGAAGGACCACTCACCGAGCTTGTCGATGAAATGATCCTGGTTCGGTCGGTGAGCAGCGTCGGCGCTTCTCTTGACCTCGAGTGCGGCCCACTTGGATCCGAATATGATGATCAGGTCGGGTATGCCCTGATTGTGGTTCGGATCGTTCTTGAGGATGAGGCAGCCAGGAAGGCGTTCCTCGATCCTGGATATGAGTCCGCGTTGGTAGTCGCGTTCGAGCATGGGGTCAATCCTCGAATCAAGAATTATACCCACGGCTGGCCCTGGCGCCGCATGTGTCGGTACTCGTAAGTTGTTTGAGTTTACTATGCGGTGTTGAGGTAGCGTAGTTCGGGCCAACCGTGGGAGGTATGTCGAAGCGAGAGGGGTCGAAAATATAGAAGGCCCATCTCCTTCATTAGGATACATGTTCGCGACGCGGTCTATTGTACATGTCGTCGGGTCTTGCATCGGGACTGCATGTACAATACAGTGCATGTACAGCACCCACTTGCCAAAATGCCAGAAAATTTCTTATACTCTCTATATATAAGAAAATTCACTCAACTCCTGGTAATCAGAACAAAACTGGCAAATTGGCAAAATGGGGGGTAGATCGTTGTGATTGCAACGAAAAGTGGTTGCCAGATCGTTTGCCACCCCCGTTTCAAAACTGGCAAATCGCCCCAAAACTGGCAAAATTTGGCGCACGTGTACAATACCGTTTTCGCCACTTGCCAGATCTGGCAGAAAACTGGCAAAAAAACTGGCAAACGCATGCGTCACTCCAGTCACACAAATAACAGAAGCGTTGCCCACCCGCCGCACCAAGTGGTACAACGGGTGGTACAACAATCACCTCAGAGATTCGTAAAAACCCCTCTCATTGAAGATCTCCTTGACCCGAATCGCCCTCGAAATGGCCTGATCGATGGGCGACTGGCTCTTCAGGTAGTAGTAGTTCAAGACTGAATAAGGAGTGTTCAGTCTGTCGATTCGCCCCTCACACTGCTCCATGACCTTCCACGAGTAGTTCTGAGAGAAGAATATCATCGTGTCACAAGTGGTACAGTTCCAAGCCTCCGCACCCGCTGTGTATTGCACAAGATAGACCCATCGCTCACCTTCCGGCAAGGCCTCGTGCTTGTGCCCGTTGTACTCGGCGATCGGCACTCCGAGAATATCCCCCAATGACCGCAGCATGAAGAGCTCATAGTCGAAATTGTAGAAGACTATAACCCGAGGATGCTCCTCACACAGCTGTCGCACAGTCTCAAGTCTCACAGGATCCTCGTTCGTCACCCTTCTCAAGACATGACAAAGGCCGCCTGCGTTCTTGATGGGCTCTTCCTTGTACGGATCGAAGCGATACTTCTGGATCGTACGATATGGCTTCTCCTCGTAGGATACCGGGACGTCCGTCCGCTTCTTGGTCGTCTTCTTGACGAAAGGCATGTCAACGAGGACCTTCTTACGAAGCCGCAACAACTTCCCCTGCCCGAGATATCGTTCAAGACGAGGATAGCCCGCCCTATAGTTGAACTGGCAGTGTTCCCTCTCGAACTGGGTGCGGTTCTTGAAGAAGCCGTTGGCGATAAATACCGGGCAGTAGTCCATCCAGTTGTCCCCAGGCGTACCAGACAGCATGATCCACTCATTGGCACGAGCCATCTTGACAAATGTCTTGGCCCATTTGCCGTTGCCGATAGCTCTCTGCTCGTCGAATATGATGAAGGAGTCACGGACGTTGCTGTAGTTACTGATGTTATTCCACGAATCGACCGTCGTGTAGTCCGTCAGCCCATACATCGAGACATCGCCCTGCCAATCAAGATCATCCCGCTTGCGAGCAGTGGTGATTATATATAACCTGGGTCCTTCGGCAAGCCGCCTCGGAAGATCAGTCGGATGCCGCACCCCCAGTACTCTCTCGACGTAGTACTGGAGGGCGACAACCGACTTCCCCGAGCCCGGCTTACCAGTCAATATGCACCCATTCCTCAGGTTCTTCACAGCTTCGACCTGATGAGGCCACAGATCAACCGGTCCCAAGGCTCACTCCCTCTTGATCTGGATGCAGACGAGGGGGGCGGACATACTCATGGATTCGATCGGAAGCTCTTTGAATATGACCTCGTCTTCGTTGACGTCACGAATGGACACGGCGGGTCCGCCCTCCTTTAGAAAAGTCCAGATATCGAATAGGCCTTCCTTCTCGTAGAGAACCTCACCCCCATTGATGACTGTCAGAAGGATCTTCTCTGCGGGTATCATGATACATTCCTAACAAGTCGATACCCGGTGACGTACTTTCCCTCATGTATCAAGGCGGTCTCCCAAAGATCTTTGTCGAACCAGATCTCATCGTAAACGCCGTTGGCGGGGCGATAACCTCCAATAAGCCTACGACCGTCGACTACCCTCTCCTCAACGCCGCCGATAATCGCAATTCGTTCGATTCGTCCCTGATCCTCAACTTCAAGAATCATGATGCCTTCCTTTCAATATCGTACAGCGATGGCTTCATCCAGATGGTTGTCAGATGATTGACGTCGTCCTTCTGCTCCCACTCGCGAGCCGAGAAGGTCATGACGCCTCCGTCAACTAACCGGAAATACCAGATAGTCCAACCGGTCTCGTCGTACTCTGCCCAGCGTTCGCTGAACTCGGCCCTTCGAATGTCATTCCCGTACTCCCAGATCAGGATATACGGATCATGCCCGTCGTTGTGCGGGCTCCTGTACTCACTCACCACAGAACTCCTTGGTAGATGGTTTCCCACTTGCGTCGCTTGGCGTCCCACGCCCTCCTCATCGAGTCGCTGTGAGACTCCAGGAAGAGATTTGAGAGCCTGTTATCAGTCAGGTCACCATTCAGGTGAGCGACCCGATGCAAGGGCTCCAGAGGGCCGTTGAAGGCCTCCCAGACCAGCTTCTGGACATACTTCGTCCGTCTAATCCCACGATCCCACAGGGTCACCTGAACATACCCGTTTGCCCTAAGGCAAGGGGTGAGGATTTGACCAGTCGAGATACGACGAACCCTACCGAGATCACTGACCTCGATATCATCGATGATGCTGTCCTTGAATGTCTCAGTAGGAGCCAAGTCGGCAGTGCTGGGGGATTCCACTCTCCCTCTCTCCTTTCACTCCGTCGACCATGTGAATATAGTACTCGACTGGCATGTACTCCTTTCCGTCCTCCTCGATGATGGGCTTATACTTCGGTCCGTCCTTCTTATCACCCTTGGGCGGAAAGTAAGGATACTCGTCACTGAGATATAGGTTATCCAGGGCGCAGTTCCAGACGTTGCCGTCTTTGTGGCAGAGATAATGCGAGTTGACCTTCTCTCCCATGAACGTCTCCCAGACGGTGAAAGCAACCGGGAAGGTTCGGCTCTCCCCGTCGACGCGGACTGAGAACATGAGGTTGGTCCTGCTCGGGGGCATCATGGGCTTGATCCGATGCAGGGTAGTCATGTTGATCAATTCGCCGCCCTTGCTAATAGCAAAGCCCGGCCAGCGATCCAGAGGCGTGAATTCCTCGTTCAAGTCCTTCAGATATAGGTTCTCCAGGGCGCAGTTCCATGGATCGCCGTCTACATACCGAACCTCGTGCATGAACGGGATCTCGCCGCGGAAATGAGTCCAGATGATCTTGCTGAGGAGCTGAACCCGGTAGCGATGTCCTTTGTAAAAACGGATCTGCGGAAGGCCGTACCTGGACGTCCGGATGGGTATAAGCTTGCCTGAGCGCTTCCCGTATACAGTTCCGTTCTCTCGGATATCGTAGATGTTCGGGTCGGGCATCGGGTCAGCGGTTGCCATTAGTAGCCTCCTCCACGAGACGGTATGCAGAAATCATGTCGTCAGCTACTCCGAGTAGCCCCTCCTTGTGCCAGGCGATCCAGTGCTCGCCATCTCGTTCCACGGTATATGCGTTCATGCCCAGTCCTCCTTGACAACTACGGTATCGTCAGTCCACTCCTCGCAGATGAATTGGTCGATTGGGAGATATGTCTCGGTATCGTCAGTCTCGACGATAACCAGAGCGGCCCGGGGATCCTCGCCTCCAATGTCCCCATCGCAACATAAATCCTTGATCTTTCGCTGGGCAACTTTACCATCGAGCGTCTTTAGAATTAGTTTCATTTGCGTCTCCTACACAAGTACAATACAGAAAAATGAGGGTCACTGCTTATACCGAGCGGTGATGACCTGGGATACGTCGTCGACGTCAAACTCACGGAGGCGTGACGATAGGTAGTTGAGGCGGCAGTCGCCGGTCTCCACCTGGAGGTCGCCGTGTTTCGTCCAGTGTATCTCGCCCTCGATAGTATAGAACTTGAAGTCTATCGTCTCGATATTGACTGTCCAGAGGTCAGGATCCTTAGCCTCCTCGCTCGGGGGGAGTTCCCAGATAATCAGCGAGTCGTCTCCGACGACGTCGAATGTGGAGTCTTCAGTAGAGGCCTCTACTTCATGGATGCCAAGTTCGTTATTGGTGTCCACCTCTACGATCCACTTGGTGAATCCAGGCTTGTCGACTTTGGCTGTGGCGACGATGTCGAAGTCGTAGCTACGGCCCTTGCTTGTGTGGAAATAAAGCTTCTTTAGCATGCGTTCGTTCCTTCTAGTGAGTATGGGGGCCCCAGGTTTCCCCAGGGCCCCCGTGGATATGGATGTCAGTGCAGGATCGGCTCGTAGAGGCCCCAGAGCTGACCCTCGGTCATGAGGTCGAACTTGTTGTCGCTACGACGGATAACCCACTTGCCGATAGCTCCGGTGTGAAGGTGAGCCTTGATCTCCTCGTCGCTGGCGGCCCAGTTGCGGACCAGACGGAGATTGTCATCCGTGATCTTGACGGCCTCGCAGACGCTACGACGAGGATTGAAGAGTTTGACTTCGAGCGGCATCAGAACGGAACCTCCTCGGTGTCGGCGTCCTCGGCGTACATAGCCTCAAGCTCGTCCTCCACGATGGTGAAGAAGCCCTTGTCAAGATATGCCGAGCAGAACTCCACTCCAGCTTGAGTGCGTCCGTGGTAAGGGCGGAGGGCAATATCGGCCCGCTCGAGATCTGCGAAATCGAGGGCGCCGACTGTCTGCTCATTCAGGAGCGTACGAGTACGTCCGATGATCGAGACGATCTTGGGCGGACGGCCCCCGAAGTTGACCTTCACCTTGATATAGGGAAGGGGCTCCTCCGTGTCGTCCCGAGGTTTCAGGGTCTTTATGTTGAACCCTTCGGTCCGGAAGTCGTCGACGGCATCGTCAGGGAGGATAACGCAGAAGGTGCGAGCCGTGTTTCCGAAGCGGTCTTTCTCTCCTGCGAAGTTGCGGAAGAGGAGTCGGGCGTTCTTGATAGTGTAAGTGTTGACGGCCATGTTGTGTTCCTTTCTATGGGGTAGTAGTCTTGAGATAGAACTTGGTCGACGAAATAAGGAGGCGAGTACAGATCGTAGTTCATGGCCTCCTCTCTAGGCGGATGATACCGTGGTCGTGTAGGCGCATGAGGAGCCATCGAGCGTCCCACTCCTCTATGAGAATATCGTAGAGCCTCTTGATCCAGTCCTCCTGTGAAGGATTCAATAGGTCGCCGAGCTCTTCTTGAAGTAGGTCGACCTTGCAGATGAACGACCAGAGCTCACTATCCGTGGTCTTCTCGATCATCGACGGGAGAGACGACAGGAATGACTCGATGGCTACTTGGCTGCCGCGAATAAGACGGACCGTCGCAAGCTCTGAGAGCTCTGCGGGCTTGTCACTCATCGGAGACCCCCTCAATAGAGTTGATTCCGACAATAAGCCCCGCCTCTACAAGGCAGCGTACGAGGTCCCGGTCGTCCAACTCGGTGCGGCAGATGCCGAGGAGGTTCTGGACTGTCTGGCGACGGTAGTGTCCGTAGCTGCTGCGGTCACAGCACTCGAGCTTATTGATGAGCTCCTTGATCTCGTCGTCCTTCAGGTTCGCCACCTCGTCCCGAAGGTAGCTGGTGTAACCGATGAGGATATCGTTAGCGGTCTGTCCGCCATCGTAAACAGAAGAGAGCATTGTGTTCGTTCCTTTCTATCGAGAAACCTAGAACCCGGGTTGGGTTCTAGGTGTGAGGTTGGTTCAGTTGGTCTTGAATGTGTCGCAGATGTTCTTGGCCATGGCGAGCATGTCCTCTTTCGTCGCCGAGAGGTGGTGCTGGTCGCAGTAGTCACGTGTCGCGTAGTAGGCGAACGTAGCTATGGCGAAGCCAACACCCATCTCAGCAAGGTTGGTGAGGACGTACTGGCGGGCGAGGGAGGGGCAGGACATGGCAGTACCTTTCTGGTGGGGGTCTCATTATATGCCCTGCCCGTCTCGCGATTCATACTGTTAGGAAGGTATCGACGTCCGTATACTTCTGAATTTGCCCTCGGGCAGCGTCCACGAGTTCCCTTCCATATCGATTGTCCAGCTTAGCTCGCCAGTCGTCTCCGGCGTCTTCGTAATCAAGCCAGAGATACCCCTTGCAACCTCCGACATCGCCGTACGAAATAATCTCATTACCCTCGCTGTCCACTCGATGATTCTCTCGCACAAGTCGACCGGCCCCGGGAGTGTCTGGGTTAACAGGAATGAAGCGCCCGACGCGGCCGACGAATTTGCGGTCATTCTTGCCGAATTCAAGCAGCATTCGTGTAGTAACCGATCGTGTCTGGGCGACATCTTCGAGATCCAGAGGATCTCCGGTGAAGAGAGTCTTGTAGACAACGGGCTCTTGGAACTGCTTGCCAGTTGCGTGCCAACCTTCTTTGTCATGTGCGATATAGACGGCGTCGTTGACGAGCAGCATACGATCGTAGGTCGCCTCATGCTCGAATGTGTAGCCGTACTTCTTGCCAAACTCGAAGACCTCCGATATGATGCGATCGTCGGCGTTCGGGATCTTGATCGAGTCTGTCTTGATGTGGGCAACGGTGTATCCTTTCTCCTGAACGAAATGCTTCAGGTCGACCATGAACAAGGCGCCGCGCTTGGCGACGATGTTGTCCACGTTCCGGGGGTCTCGGAGCGGGTTGTCGAATTTGGCGGCGGTGAGTCCGTACGTCGAATTCAGTGCGATCTTCAGCGCATAGGCCAGAGCGTCGAGGTTCGAGTCGTCGTCCAGATATGGAGCAAGCGCACCATTCAGGATCTTTCGAGCCTCGTCGAGTTCCTTGTGCTTGATCAAGATACGAGCCTTCTTGAGCTCGCTGTACCTCTTGGTGTAGGGCCCGAACAGCTGGAGATTCTCGATCGACGTAGGATGCATCGACGCAATATCCAGCAGGGCCACGTTCTCGTGGTACCCAGGCTCGGAGGAGACGTAGCCGCCCTCGCCGACCTCCTCGCCACGATATGTCGACTTGCCGTACTCGTACTTGTAGCCGGGGAACATCTCCGACAGGTCTGTGTACTGCAAGTACTTCTGGGTGTCCCGCTGACCCTGGAATATGATCTGGGTGGTCAGCTTGTTGGTGCTGGAGTTAACGGGGAGACCCGCGATCGCAGCAAGGATCTGACGAGCCTCCCAGTCCGCCTCCAGATGGTCCCATACCTTCTCTGTGGCGATGACGTCGTTGTCGCAATATGCGGCGACCTCTTCCCACCGCTCCTCCGGCACCGGTTCGTCCCAGGGAAGACCGAGCTCTTTGTGGTGGATACCCAGCTCAATCTCCCACTTCTTTAGGGATTGCTTCTTGGCGGCGAAGTCGTAGATATCGGTATAGGACAGGTTGTAGGCCTCTCGGAATCCCTCCTTGATAAGGTTGTTTATGATCTTACGAGAGAGGTGATAGAGCTGGATGTTTGAGTAGCCCAGGATACGACCGTAGAGTATATGGTTGTCGTACCGACGGTTGTTGAATCCGACGAGCTTCTTCTCGACAAGATCGGAGATCTCGTTCGGAGTCGGATTGATCATCCTCTGGATCTTGTTGGCTCCCCGAACCTTCCAGTTCACAAGGAACAGGTTCGGAAATACCTCGACGTCGTAAATGATCGGGGTATCGTCGTCCGGCTCCTCGTAGGTCTCCTCATGGTCACTCTCTGAGGAGAACGGCATCTCCTGCACCAGCTTGATGCAGTAGTCGGCCTGATGAGTGGACTTCATGGCGAACGCGAGAACCTTCTGCCTCATGTCCGACACGTCATAGTCCATCCCAGACTCCTTGGCGTCCGTCAGCACCTTCATGATGAAATCGATGCTGGGCTTAGTCCCGGGATGGAATTCCTTCCGCAGGTTCCGCTCTATGAGCTTCCGGATGGACTTCTCGTTCTGCATGACCTCCTGCCGGATCAAGGGTTTCTCCTTGACGGGAAGATATCCGTCCTCAACCGTGGTAAGGCCCTGGTGGGCGGTACACTCAGTGAGGCGTCGACGGAGGGCGGATTTGCCTGAGTAGACCTTACACTCGACTCCGGGCCGCACCAGCCGTGAAAGTACGGAAGGATCCCCCGAATATCGATAGTGGATGTGGATTCCACCCCCCGATCGGCTGAGTTCAGCATAGGAGGGAACCCACCTGCGAGCCTCTTCCAGACACTTGTCTCTGTCCTTGTCGAGGTCGATGTCGATGACGACGTCTTGCTCGGGTACGAGGACATAATGCTCCTTTCTAGTGTCCAAGTTCTTCAGTGTCGTCGTGACGTCGTCCCAACGCTTTGCTGGGAGGCCGTTTTCATTGGCATATTGTGCCGGACAGTCCTTGTAGAGCTCGTCGAGATATGACGGCTGCTCTTTCATCTCAGTCCAGTCCGAAATCGGGCTTTCCGTCTTCTCCCCCTGGGAAAATTTGGATTTGAGTAGCCCTTTGTACACCTTTCGCCTGCTGGTCCCATCGATCATGATGCGATCATGGAATTTCTCGAAGTAATCCCGGATCTCGTCCTTGAACTTGTACATAGGGTACATAGCTCCGTCCGAATATGTCTGGGAGTACTCCTTGTACATCTCGTAGATGCGTTTGAGAGAGACGCCATCCTCATCGTCCAACTCGTCCTGATAGAAATCGAGGAAGTTGAAGATGGGATTGGTTTTACTCATCATGCCGATGGGCTTGTAATCGTCGTAATACGACGGACCCTTGGACTTATAGAGTTCCACGCAGCGCTTTACGATAGAACCCCGTTCGTCCTCGAGTTGAGACATGATCTCTTTGTACCGACGAATATCGAGCTTTCGCCCCGAGGGTTCTACGTCGATGAGCCTCCTGGTCAGTCCGCTCTTCGAGTCGGTGATGCGCACCGGCAAGTTGGTACCCACGAACAGCATCGCTTCAGGCTTGAACGTGTAGAGGGGTTTCCCCTTCTCATTCATGACCATCGGTTCATGAGATACGAGACTATTCAGGCGACTGTTATCCGCGATCCGGGAGAGGTTGCCGTCATGCTGAATAGCCACTCGAGGATTCGATTTGAATGGCTCAAGGGCGAATTGGTCACTGGGTCGCCCAAGAGCCGCCGCGTCGAACTGTCCGATATGACCGTCCAGCAGTATTGAGATGAGGTTCAGGACGGTTGACTTACCGGATCCAGCAGATCCGTAGAGCACGAAGAACTTCTGAATCCAGGCAGAGTCTCCCGTGAATACGGAACCGATGCCCCACTCGAGTTTCTCCCTCTCGTCCGGATCGTAGAGGGTGCTCATGAGTTCCTCGTAGGCTGGGCATGGGTCGTCGCTCAGAGAATATGTGAGTGTTCTAGTTGCGTAGTCCTCCTTTCTAGGGGTCTGGTTGGCGAACAGAATCTTGCTGTCGAGAGGGTGATAGACGTCCGGAAGCTTGGACATCCATGCCTTGTAGTCGCTATATGTCTTGGAGTCGTAGTCCCCCAGATACCGTGCCCAGACGGACCCGTCAACTCTCTGTGAGGCCTCTTGGAATTGACGGGTGACGTCTGCGTCCACGATACGAATCAGGTCGTACTCATGAGTACTCCAGAAATGCGTCTCGGGGTTGTACACGGCGTAGAAGGACTTCCCACGAACCATGAGATCCTTGAATTCGTGCACACGCCAGGCCGGCCGTACCTCGGTAGTGCCCGATTTCAGAGCTCGCTCCTTGATCTCGTAGAAATCCATTTGACTCCTTATATGTCGTAGTTCTCCGCAAGATAGAGTTGCATCTGATACCAGAGCTCAAGGCGGTTCTGGTTCGGGAACTCCCCCGACTCGTAGAACTCGGGAATGGACTTGAGGGGGAATATACCTCCTCGTCCATGGGAATCGTACTGACGGCTCATCCATCGGTTGATAGCCTTCTCGACCTTTCGATCGAGTTTGTCGTCCAGCATGACGTCGCAGTCCATGAAGTTGATTCCGAGGTTGTTGATCATCTCCCAGAAATAGGGAGCGGGGCCCTCGTCATCGTCCAGCTCAAATGCCATACGATCGGCCAGCCCGAGGAGAACCTCGAGAACGTTGGCTGGGCGCTTGAGAAATGCCGGTGGGAGCTCGCCGCCGTAGCGGTTCCGCCACTCACGACCATCCATGTCCCGATTGCGGTCCATCATGGCGGAGTAGCGGAACTCGGTACGGTAGAGCTTCATCAGGAGGAAGTAGCTGTCAAACATGCTCGGCAGCTGGTTTTCGCCCTCCCCCAAGAATGAAACTAGGAAGTCGAAGTATTCGTCTTCCATCAGCGGGATCCCGAGTACGAGTCCTCAACAACCTCGAGGCGAATATCGTAGGAGAGGTTGAAGTTGCGGATCCACATGACCGTGATCTCGTCCGGCCCAAGGATGAGCTCGACGTCGCCGAGCCACTCGTCCTTGTTGTCGATCGTGATCATGTCCGTATCACACAGGACTTCGTCGTCGACGAAATACATCAAGTTGACGCGCTCGAACCCGAATGCGCCCTCGTCGTACTCCTGCTCGGAGATGGCCCGGATGGTGTCCCCCTCCGCGACCTCCTCGTCGTCCTCTTCCTCGAAACCCTCTCCCATAATCTCGGAGAGGTCGTCCTCCATGGTGATGTCGAGATATTCGTCGTTGACGATCTCCTCATACTCGTCCATCGTCGGCTCCTCCACTTCCTCCTCCGGCTCGACCGGAGTTCCCATAGCCTTCTCCTCAGGCTCCTTCTTCTCGCCCTTCAAGTCCTGCACGGCGAGAAATGTCGCCGTAAGACCGACGACGAGCGCCGGTAGTAGTTTCACTTGCGTCCCTTTCGTTTAGTTACTCGACCGATGGCAAAACCGACAAGGATCAGAAATGCTACCTTCATCGAATTGCCACCCTGTCAATCTGGTCGTAGATAACGCCGTCGACGTTGAAGTCGAGGACGAACTTGGTGACCTCGCGTCCGAGGACCGGGTCGTAGTCGCGGTAGTTGAATACCTCGAAGTTGCCAAACTCGACGATACCGTCACCGTCTTCGTTGTCGTAGACCCAGCCCACCACAGAACCGGCAGACGTCGGAGGCAGGCCGAGGCCCTTGTACACATCGTTCAGGAGCAGATATCCACGAGTCCGCAGGATGTCGTTGGCGTAGTTCTCCTGAGCGTGGAGGATCATGAGGCTGTAGTCCTCGTTCCCCTCCCAGGCTTTCGCGTTCTGGTCGAACACGACAGCATACGGTGAGACCCCGAGCTCACGCATGAACTCCTCAGGCTTGAGCTGGAACTCGCGCCCCGTCTCGTTGTAGTAGTCCATCTTCGCCTTGTCGAGGGCGTTGGCGTCAGCCTCGGCGAGAATGCGCTCGGTCTCCTCCTTGCCGAAGCCCTCCTCGATACGGTCCTTGTAGTTGCGGAAGGACTCCTCGAGGCCAGCGTAGGCCATGGACAGACCCGCAATCCGGTGTGCGGAAATGCGGTGCGCCAGGATCAGAGAAATAGCGGAGGCCGTTCCAATGCTCAGCGGCAGGGCATAGTGCTTGACAAGGTGCTTCGTCAGGTTGCCCCAGGCACGAGCCTTAGCAATCTGGATCTCCCGCTTGTCGAACTTCTCTTCGTCCTCAGCCGCCTTGACTGTTGACAGCTCGTTCAGGTCCTCCCAGGTGACCTCGCCGACGCTCAGCGTCTGCTTGGCCGTGAGGACTGCGGTTGCGGTGAAGCCGGCGATCCCCAGCCCCGTCAAGATGGCGGGAGCGTGCTTGGAGACGATGAGAGCGCCCTTGCCGGCGAGGCGCGAAATAACAGTAAGACTCATGATGCGAAGTACTTCCTCTCGTTAAGGCTCTTGTAGACTGCGATTACCTGACCGTCACTCATGCGGTCAACTTTGGCGACCCATGCCACTGATCCTCCGTACGCTTGGCGCAGCTTAGCGCGCATCTGCTCGACGCTCATTTGTTGTTCCTTATGTCGTTCACGATCCCTGCGATGAGAATGGCGTTGATGACTATTAGGCCTGCGAATATGACCCAGACCGGCAGGGATCCTAAGCCGGCGAGGATGAGGAGAAAGATAAAGATGGATAGGAATATGGATGTAAGCCCGTAGACAACTGTCATCTCTTCGTCGTTCATCGGACGTCCTCCGGTTTCGGTAGATCGAGAATGTATCCATTACGGGAACGGACTGCGCGTCCGCTTCGGAGATCCCGCCATCCCCAGTTCTCGTCGGTGTACGACTGGGAAATGCCGGCCATACCGTACAGGTCTCCCACGGTTGCCACGTCGTACTGGTCGCAGATGCTGATCAGGTGATTCAGGACATCCTCGGCCTCGCTGCGGGTTGCGAATATAATGGACTCGAGATTGTGCTCCCGACGGTCCCTCTGAGTGTATGTTCGCTCGGTTGGAGTCTCACGACGTCCGTAAGTCCGATTGGAATATGAGGTGTAGGTCTTGTTGCTGCGAGAGCGCTGAGGACCGCCGTCGCCTCCGAAGAGCAGACGGTCGATCCCGGATGTGAAGATATCGCTCACGGCGTTCTTGACACTGGGCAGGGCAATATCCCAGAGAAGGTACTTGCCTACCTCCTTGACGTCCTCAGCGAAGAACGCCTGAAGCGCCTGCTTGCCGAGACTGCCCTGGTCAATTCGCGCCGGGGTCTTGACGACCCTTTCGACGGCAGGCTTGGTCTTCCGTGAGTTGGAGGGGAAATCTCCTCGCACGGGTACGTTATCGCTCATGTTCGCTCCTTCTGATATGCGGGGCCCCAGGTCTCCCCAGGGCCCCGCTCGGGTTTCTCAGGCCTCGATCGTACCGAATACGTCGGGGCGGTCCTTCTTGGCCTGCTCAAGGAGTGCCTTGGGCATAACGCCATTGAAGAACTTGATGCTCTTCTTCTCGTCCTCCAGCAGGCTCAGCACGAACTCGTCGTAGAAGATGCTGTCCTTGAACCGGGCGAGGATCTCCGGCGACTTGCTGAAACGCTTGCCGTCAGACGACCGCTCGCCGTAAGCCTTGTCGACGATGGTGCGGAAATAGTCGAACAGCTTGAACTTGTCCTTCGTGGTCCAGTCCTCGGGCTTGCGAGACATGAACGCCTGAAGGGTGTCGACGAAGCCGTCGGGCTGCGACTGCTGCAGGTCAATCAGGTCCACCTTGTTCATGTGGAACCAGAGGGTCTCGGTTACCATGTCGCCGTCAAAGGTCTCGGCGCTGACGTTCATCTTGATCATGGATATGCCTTTCAGTCCATCGAGTTGAGAGTAGTGGCTGCGAGCGACTTAGTCTGCTTGACAATATGGTCCCACGAGGTCTTCTCGTCGAACTTGTCGCTCTTCTGGATGACGCGCTTGACTGTCTTGCCGTTCTCGGTGAGGGTAACCACCACGGCCGCCTGAAGCTCCATCGTTCGTTCCTTTCTGAAAAATGAGAAACCTAGAACCCGAGTTGGGTTCTAGGGTGAGTAGTATCAGTCTTCGGTCTCTTCGACGAGCTCAGCGTCCACGACGTCGGCGTCCGATTCGATGGCGGCGGGAGCCTCGTCATCACTGTCGCTGGAGTTAGCAAGGGCCTTCACCAGGACGAGCGCGGCGAAACCGGCTGCGGCGGGCAGCACGTAACGCGCACTCTTCTTGGCGACGGCACCGAGCTTGGTCCAGTTGACGGCGATGATGGGGGTCTCGTCTTCAACGGTCTCGGAGTGCTCGATAACGGTGGGAGCGGTGTTCTCGGACATGAGAGTTCCTTTCGAGTTGATGGGGTCTCATTATAGTGCGTGCAGAATTTGCGAAAGCCTATGCCCTTTGTTAGAGGGCATAGGGGTCTAGTTGGTCGAGGGTGTCTTCATGGAGTCGATGGTCTCGGCAAGGGTCTCGGCGTACTGTCGTCCGGCCTTGTCACCGACATATGTGCCGAGGACACTACTGCCGACGCCGTATATGGCGGTCAATACCACTCCGGCTGGAGGGCAGAGAGCGCCGACAACGGCACCGGCGGTGATGCTGGCGGATGTCGAGGCAACAAGGGATACGACTTTGTATCCGGTGGTCTCTTTGAAACTCATGGTCATTCCTTTCTAGATGGGTCTCGTTATATACCGTGCTCCTTTCACGAAAGCTTGAACCACTTCTCAGTGGGTTCGACGACGAAATCAACGACCACGACGGCCTTCCCGTCGTCCGAGACCTGGGCGCCGTAGTGTACCTCGATCTGCCTCTGCTCATTCCACCCAAGCTGGTCACCCAAGGAAATACCCTCGAGGCCGATGCCGGCGTAGAACTCGTTGAGGCTGACACACATCTCACGGAGGAGTGTGTAGTTGAGTTCATTGACGACGCGGTCGATCTTGTTGATGGTGGACTTGAAATAACGGCCGCTGTAGGCGTCGTAGAACAGGACGTCGCCCTCGCCACAAACCACAGCTGCGTCACGAGGATATGGGTCCATCTTGGACGCGGCATTCTGGGAGATCGTCTTCTCCTCAGGGCCAAGGCGATCCTGAACGGAGGCGCGATAACGGTCGTACACCTGACGCGTGCCCTCGTAGGCAAGGAGCAGGGACGACTCGCGCTTGACCGAGATGCTGTGAGCGCCGATGACGCAAGCGCCCGTAGCCAATATGGCGATGGCTGGAGGAGCGTAGATCTTGGCGTAGATCTTGATCCGCTGCTCCTTGGTGAGGCGCTTGAAGTCGTCAATATCCCACTCCTGCATCTGACGGTCCGCATGGACGCTCAGAGCGACCGACGCCCCGAGGCCTAGCAGCGCCAGTCCGGTGAGGATATGGTGTGAGTTGCGTACGACGAAGTCCTGGGCAGCTTTGACGAATGCGAGGTTCATTTGCTCTCCCCTCCAATATTGATGAGTGCTTTATACCACTCGTTCTCTTCCGGATTGCCCTCTCGCTCCCGAATGTGGTCACGATACATCGTCTTTACAGAATCGTTCACGCTACTCTGGATAGCATTGATGAGCATCTGCTTGGCGACTTCGGGGGCTACGTCGGCGGGAAGCGTGAGCGTGACCTGCTGTGTATTGGTAATAGGATCCGGCTCGGAGAATTCCAGCTCGATGTCGTCGGGGTTCATATGCGTTCCTTTCTATCGAGAAACCTAGAACCCGAGTTGGGTTCTAGGGATGAGGTGGTCAGTTGGCGGGAGCGTTCTGCTCCGCGGTCTTCTTGTCGAGGACCTCGCGGAACTTCGCTTCGATCTTCTTGCTGGCGTAGTGCTGGAGAGCGAAGGAAGCGGCGAGGGCGGCAACGGCAAAGGCGACGCGGGTCATGGTAGTTCCTTTCAGATGGGGGTCTCATTATAGGCCATGCCGAATCCGCGAAAACCTATGCCCCCAACAAGGGGGCACGGGTGTTAGAGGCTAGAGTCGTGGTCAATGGTGCTGGAGAAATCCTTCTTCGAGACCTTGTAACGAGAAAGCACCCACTTGACGATGGCGTAAATGCCAACGCAGTAGATGACAGACTTGACAAGGTTCTCGACGAGGCGGGAGATCAGCATGATCGGTCCTTTCGGTCTATAGGTCTCATTATATGCCCTGCTGATCCTGCGAGAAACCTAGAACCCGTGAAGGTTCTAGGCGTGAGAGTCACTTCTTGGTAGAGTTCTGTCGGAAGATCTTCTCGATCTCGGCCCAATCTTCTTCGAGATATTTCTCTACATTGTCGGTCTCCTGGGCGGACGGAATCGAGGTAGCCTTAAGGAGATGCCGCTGGTGGCGGACAGTCTTCTTGAGCGCCTTGATCTGCTGGGCCTGGGAGTAGACGGTGTACAGAAACATGACGAAGGAGATGAAACCGAATGCGATGAAGATGCTGGACATGACGGATTCCTTTCGTGAGGGGTCTCGTTATATACCTTGCAAAATCCGCGTTCCAATTTTTCCACCCGGGAATTTTTGGATTTCGAAAAACCTAGAACCCTTGTGGGGTCCTAGGTCTTTCGTGTCTCAGATGCGGATCTTGGCGACGAATCCGAGTGCCTTGGAGGCGACGGGGAAGATCTGCTCAGCCTTCACGATGACGAGGATTCCGAGGATGGAGCCAGCGGCGCCCACCACAGCATCGGGGCTGGGGCAGAAACGACGGTGTTTTGCGTCTTGAATCTGCTCAAGCTCCTTGATGCTGCGGAGAGCTTCGCGATAGGCTTCACTGTCGGGATCCATGCCGTCGATGAAAGCGTAAGCCTCTTCGAGGGCCTTCTTGGTGTTCGGCTTGCTGTCGGACATGGTATTCCTTTCAAATGAGGGGTATCATTATAGACCATGTCGATCCCGCGGATCGTCAGACCTCGGAGACCTTCAGAGTGGCCGTGTCCTTCTTGGTCATGTCCTGAGCGGGGGTCTCCAGAGCGGCGTAGACCTCCTGGTTCTTGTGGTCCACATGGAGCACGCCGTCAACCGCGGGCTCGTAGTTCTTGGCCGCAAGACCGAGCAGAGCGCCCAGGAAAGTGTCGAGAGCGGTGATGGTGCCCACAACCGCCTCAGTGTGAGGGAAACCCCACAAACCCGCCAGGGCGAGATACAGGGTGGCGAGGGCAGGAAGCAGAATCTGTGCAATCCACTTCAGAGTGTTGTAGGTCTGATTCGACAGCGACATAGCGCTTGTCCTTTCTTCGGGTGTCAGGAAAATGGATCGGAAGCCGGTTCACGGCGTCCATTACCTTTTCGGCAGTCCCGTTTCCGCCGAAAGTGTGGTAGGGCTGATACAGATACTTCTGTAAGTCCTCAAACTCATCGATGGTGATGTAACCACGGGACAGATATGCGGTTCCCATAGCCACGATCTGGTTGTGCGCTAGACCCAGCATCAGCTGAGTCTTGGCGTCATGCCTTTCCGCACGTTTCTGGAGATACGCCCAGAGACCAGTACTGGTGAGAACGGAGCCGAATATGGTGATCACCAGCTCCACAGTATGAGACATTTAGCCTCCGATAGAAACGATTGGGCGCACTCCGTACTTCTCGGTCCACTGGGCCCAGGTGACCCGACGCTGATCGCCGTAGTACAGGCCGAAGTAGTCTTTAGAGATCTGATCCCGGAGCCAGAAGGATTCACCAGGAGACGGAATCGGGTTACCGACACGGAAATACGAGAACTGACGAGAAATGGGGCCGATAGTGTGGGTGTCACCGTTGATGCGGTTGTGCACAAGATATGAGCCGAACATCTCGAACTCAGACGGAATGGTGAGTTGCGGGTACTCCCAGGTCCAGTCCTTCTCCGTGCGTTCCCAGGCGTTTCCGGTGTTCTCGTAACCGTGCGGTTCCATAACAGGGAACGTCCGGAAGTCTGACATGGCGAAGACCTGAGTGAGCGTGGAGAAACGAACCATGCCATTGGCATAGTCTCGTCGCATCTTGGAACCGTTCCAGCCGTTCTCGCACCATCCAGACTCTCCGACATTGTCGATTCCGAGGTTGCGGTCGCTCATGACCGTGATTCGGTGCTGATTCTCGCCATTCGGGTAGTCCAGCCACCGGTCGAAGTCGACGATGATCCACTTGCAGGAATTATCGTTGTACTGCCAGTAGTCACCCAGCCACAAGCCGTCGAACGTCCCGTTTCGAATGGCAGCCTTCTGGGCGGGCGTCATGACCCGTCCCAGGTTGTTGCCACGAGTAATGACTCGCTTGAGATTCGGGTCATTGTTGAAGGCGTTGAGGAAATCGTTCTTGTTGTTCAGAGTGATCTGCTTGGGCTGCATGACACTCTGAGCCCACTGAGCCCACTGGGCGCCAACCCTACCACGACAATCCGTGACTTCGAAGTCTGTGTTCGTCTTGGCTCCTCTGGGGACCCGAATATATGCGATGATGACTTCGAAGGTATCGTTCGTCTGGGTAGGCTGTGGAACACCGCCCCCCGAAGTTCCCTGAATAACACGAGTACCAGCGGAGCGAACGCTGGGCGTCTTGTCGACCCTGAGGGTTATGGCATCGTAACGATCGCCGTCCGTGGCGCCCTCGGTAAGCGCGTAGACCTTGTTCGCGTCGTTCTCAATCCAGTGCCCCTTGAACCAGGCGCGACCCGACTGTACGATGATCTCTCGTCCAGAGCCCTTGGCCACTTGATAGCCTCGACCCCAGTTCTGGAATATACCGTCCGAGATGACCCCGTCGAACATGCGGCCGAAGTCGTCAGCGGAGTACTTCCGGTCCCCATTGATGGAGACGAAGAATCCTGATTTCTCTGTCATGTGATGTTCAACCCCGGTTTCGACTTCTGGATATCGGACAAGGACTCGAATGTTGGGTAGAAGACGTCCCCCTCCGAGTCCGAGGATGTGCGAATGTACTCGGTCACCCGAGCGATGTCCTGCTGCCCGAACTCGTTCTGAATCTGCACGAAATCGCCCAGGAAGAAGTCCTCGTTGTAAGTGTACATGGACTGCTGGGCGGCCTCACCCGAGAACATCTCGAGGGGCATGTGACGCCACAGTTCAGTATTACACTGCTCGTGGATCTGCCGATAAATGGACTCGGGGTCGATCGATGCCACTCCCCACTGGCCGCTCCCTTTCGAGATCATGTACCCGTTGGTGTGTTCGATCGACGGACTCTGGAAATAACCTTCTCGCAGACCGAGTCCCCTGGTACCGACAGTGACGGAGTTGTTCTGCATCGCGGAGTCTCGGTTGTCATCGAGATACTCTTTTGAGAGCTGCAACTCCAAGGGCACGGTGAATTTCACAGCACCCGAGAATATCTTTGTTCGCGTAGACACCTTGGACTTGAAGTAGGTTGCCTTAGATAGGTTGTCATACTTCGGAGAGAATACTACCGGCGGACGCTCGCCTTGATTGAATGTTCGGTTAACGCCGTTGTACGTATACCCGTACCAGTAATATGGATCTTCCCCGTCGTGCTCGATCGCCCATCCCGACATGGTCAAATCGGTTAGATTCTGAACGAGCTTGTACCAGGAGCCTTCCATAATATATGGATCGGTATCGTCATAGGCCGCATGAGAGTAATCGGCATTACGCGTCATGTTTCGGACAGTGCCGTTGGCATTAGCCCTGATGTTTCCGATGTCCATGGAGGAAACCGGTCGACCCTTGCGAATCCCCGCGGGTAGCTCATCAACCGAGTACCAACCGAATCCTGTGACGTGTCTCTCGTGCGACGTGTCTAGCGAGTCTCTCTGTTTGAACAGCAGGTTGGTGTAGTGTTTAATAACATCTTTGACTTTCCCTTTTGTTCGCTCGTGCATGCATAACCTGGTCCCCTCCCAAATCGGATAGGGATGCATTACCCGTCGATCCAATATGGACTCAAGACTGCGCCCGCTGACTGTCAGCATCGACTGCTTGCTGTACTCCGTGTTAAGCTCGACCTGCTCGATGATCATGAGCTTGTTCGTGCCTTTGGTGTACAGGTAGTAGTCGAGTTGATAGATCTGAAGGTTCTCCAGGGTTCCAGGCACCGTGAGTTTGAAATCGCCGAAGCCGTGGAACCTCTCAGTCCAGATGATGGACTTGTAGTCCTCGCAGATATGCTGGAGGATCATGGATTCATCAAAAACCGCAAGATACACGTCACACCCCCTGGAATAGAACGTCGGTCGAGAAATATACGTCCGTGAGATTCGGATCATTCATGGCGATCTGGAACTCGTTTACGCCAGGCCTAAGCTTCAGCCAGTCCGAGTTACGATCCAGCGCCGCTATGAACTTGTCCTTGCGGCCGCCCCGGTTCCGGATGATAGACTTGCGCCCCGTCCTAGAATTGACCGTGACGATGTCGCCGCCCACGATGGGATCGACCTTATAGTAGGTCTTGTCGAGAAATGCTCCGGTGAGTTTGAACTGGTCGCCGGAGAACGTCTCGGTTACCGTGATCGGAAGCTTGGCGCCCGGGCGGAACGTGAAGACCATGGTGAATCCGGTCTCCACATCACCCTCGTAGTCGATCGTGGCGGACAATAAACCTCGGTCCTTGCTGAACTCCAGCGACGGAGACGGCTGGTCCATGAAGTCAAACTCGAAAGATGGGATCTCCCTGGACCATTCAAGGTTCTTATCGATGCTGGTGTCCGCGTCATGCCAGTAAGCATCTGGACATAGGATGGAGATGTTGATCTCCTGTTCTTTCGAGAATATGTCCGCCTCAACCGTCTCGACGTACCCCTCGGTCTTGACCCTTCGCTTGTCCGTGTTGATATACACAGTCATGAGCTGCTTGATCTGGAACCAGGAGTATATGCGCTGCCTGCTGGTCTCGATGTCGGGCATGGGCAACGGCGCGAGTTTGATCTTGAGGTTCCTCATTCCCGCCCTCGCGCCGTTGAATATAGCCACATCCGTAAGAGCCAGTTCAGTCGTGTTGATCGAGGCCTTCGTAGCCGACAGGCCATCAACGGATTTGACAGCTACGCCAATCCCCCAAGGATCCCTCAGAGGAAGAACGACGCGTTGCTGTCGGTACGTAAGAAACTCGATTGACTCAATCATAGCTCGTACATGGCTCCCTTCACCTGCTCGATCTGGTTACGAGTCTGGCGGTAGATCTCCGCCTCGGACAGCGCCTTCGGCGAGTTGTTGTACTGGTTGAACACGAGACTTGTGCCCTGGTTGTACGTCTCGCTGGCGGCGGTGTCATTCGACTTCACCGGGGTGCTAGTAACGACTCGTCCCGCGAGCTGGGCCGTCGCCGTCGTCGTGAGAGTGCCAGCGATCTCCTCCTTGGGAAGGATATCGTCGAGACGACCCGCCTGCTCCTCAACCTGCGAGAGGTCCAGAACCGGCTTGATCGTCGGATCAGCATTCTCGCCGAATGCGTTGTTCCAAATATCCTTCGTGTTACCGAAGCCCTTGGACAACGCGTCGACGGTGTCAGTAGCCATGGTGGTGGCCGCCGCGATACCCTGCTCGGTGTTGTCGGTGATGCCGTTCGCAAGACCCTGCATCAAGAAATCGCCGATCTCGTACATCACCCTCGAAGGAGAGTGAATGCCGAATGCTGCTTTGACCTTCGAAACAACGGTGCTACCCATACTCGTAACCGCACTGGCGATCGAGGAGAGCTTGCTGGTGATCGCGTTCTTAAGCCCGTTGACCAACTGGATGCCAGCATTCTTCATCTGCGCGACCCCCGTAGATACGAGAGTCTTGATGCCGGTGCCGATACCCCTAGTGATGGCACTGATGAGCCGAACACCTGCCTGAGCCATAGCCTCGGAATTGTTCTCGATCGCGTCGGCAAGTCCGTTTATGAACTTGATGACTGTCTTTGCTGCTGCATCGGTGATCCGAGGCATCTCGTCGCCGAGACTGGTGATGAACGCCACGATACAGTCCGTAGCCTTCGTCCCGATCTCAGGAATCTTCTGGCTCAGACCATCCAAGAAGGATATGAGCACATCAGAGCCTCTCTGGACCAACTGCGGCATGTTATCGATGAGAGCCTGCGACAGAGTCAGGATCAAGAATATGGCGCAGTCGATGAGCGCCTGGGCGTTGTCGTATATGACCTGGATGATCGCCAGGAGGATCGTGGTCATGAGCTGAACGAACGTCGGGATAGACTCAATCATAGCCTGAGCGCCAGACGTCAGGATAAGCTTGAGGTACTCGACGATAGTGCCCGAATTGTCGATGAGGACTTGCATGAAGTTGATGAAGCCCTCGCCGAGCGCCGTACCCATCGCGGGCATTCTCTCGATGAAGCCGTCGACCGCAGCGAGGAATGTCTGGACACCGTCGGCTCCCGAGGTCGACAGATTTGCAATGGCATCAACCAATTTGGCGATACCCTCGGTCGCCAGGCCGACACCCATTCCGATCATCAGGATGGCGCCGCCCAGTGCGAGTAGCCCAACTGCAGCGAACTCGGCAACGTATCCGACAGCCACAAGAGCGGCCAACCCCAGGGCCATGATAGCAATGCCCTTGCCTGCGGTGGCCCAGTCCATCTCCCCCAGCATCTTCATGACAGGCGCCAGGAGAGCGAGTGCTGCTACAGTCACGAAGAGGCCCGCGGCACCGGCGAGACTTCCCCCACCGATGGAGCTGATCCCAACGAGAACGGCCAGGGCCGCTGACATCATGACCAGACCCTTGAGGTAGTCGCCCCATGGCATGGATGCGAAACTCTCAATATCGCTGGCGATGAGTTTAAGCGTCGCTGCCAGGACAAGGATCGTTAGAGCCCCGACAAGAGACTTGCCGCCGGAGAGCTTGTCGCTGCCGAGCCTTTCGACAGTGAACGTCAAGGACGCCAGGCAAATATCCATAGCGATGATGCCCTTGATCGTGTCGCCCCAAGACAACTCACCGATCTCGGTTAGGACTTTCGCAATTTGTCGCATGGTAAATGCCAGCGCAAGGAATGCGAATGCCGAGGCCTTCTTGATCTTGACCGTGCCCATCTGGGACATCATGGTCATCATCTTCATGATAAGACCAAGTGCCAGAACACCCTGTGTCAGGTCCGACAGACTCATCTCACCAAGCGGCTTGACCGCATAGGCAAGGAGCATAACACCGATGCCCAGCGGAATCGCCGTGAGAGCGAACGCCAGGATATCCTTGTTCTTCTTGGTAGTCGTATCGGCCACCATCATCAGCATCTTTATGACTGCGAAGAGCCCAAGGGTTCCCTTGAGGATATCGTCCCAGTCCATGGTGCCGATGTTGTTCAGCGCCTTGCCCAGTAGGAGTGCGACTCCGGCCAATACGACCAACGCCAGCATTCGCTTAGCGAGCCCCTTCGTGTCCTTGCCTTCACCGGCGCTGGACAGTTCGTCCTCCGCCTTCTTGAGCATGTTGAACATGAAATATAGAGCTGCACCAGCGGCCACAATCTTGCCTGCCGGGATCTGGGCGACGACCCAGAGCGCAGCGGCCAGAACGAGAACGGCTCCGGCGAGAATAAGGACAGTGGTGGCCTTGACCTTGGCGGTCGTAGCCTCCATTGATTCCTTGAACCCGTCGATGACGTCCTTGACACTGCCGAGAATTCCAGCGAAGTTGGATCCGGCTTTGCCCCACTCCTTGAAGGTGTTGATAACATTCCGGGCAATTGTGAGGAACGTAACCAGAGCGCCCGTCTTGAGGATGGCGTCGAATATACCCCCGTAGTCGCCGTTGTCGGCCATGTTCTTGAGCTCAGCAAACGCACCCTTGAACGGCTCGATGAGGGCCTTGGCGGCGATGACCGCGTAGTGGCCGACGGTGGACAGAACCTTGCCGATGCCCTTGATAAGCTTGACGAAGTTATGCCACCCGGACGTAGCCTTATCCTTGAGCTCAAGGTTGGCAATGAAGTCCTTGGTGGTACTCCAGCCGTACTTGACAGACTCGGCGTACTCGCCCATGAGCGTCTTGAGGTCGCTGAATGCCTTCTTGAACGGCTGGGTGTCGAAGTCGAAGTTCAGAGTCGCCAGATTCTTGAGGACGCCCCAGACACCGGCTCCAAACGACGAAAGAATACCGCCGAGGGATGACAGCCAAGCAATATCAGGCCCGTTCTGCATGGCCTCAGCCCACTCGCTGAATTTGGTGGACACCTCGTCGTATAGTGCGGCCAGTCGCTCCATCTTGGGGGTCAACCAGTCGCTAACGACGATGGCCTGCTTGTTGATGCACTCAGTCAGCCAGTTGATAAAGCTGGTGAGCTTGTCGATCGCCGGAATAAGATGGTCGGCCAGGTGCTGTCCCCAGAAATATGACTTCTTGAAGGCAGACTCGAACAGGTCGACGATCTTGTTCTTGAGCTTGGTGAACTTGGATTCGTTCGCCTCGGCGGTCTCGCCGGCCTCATCTGTGGAGTCGCTGACGAGACCGAGCGACTGACCGACCTCCTGGGCGCCCTCCTTGAGCTCCCGGAACGGTCCGACGATGGCCTCCTTGATTCCGGAGCCCGCAGACCTCAGAGCCCCCCACAGGTTGTCCCAGGCCTCCTTGAGGCGCTTGAGACTGGGCGTGATCTCGTCATGGAACCCCTCGGAGAAGTTGCTCCAGATACGCTTCAAGCCGGCGCCCGTCCAGGTGATGGCCTTGATGACGTTCTCGGCGACATTCAGGCTGTCATACCACTCCTGAACAGCCGCAATATGATCCCTGAGTGTCGAGGACCATCCTGCGGTGTGCCCGGTCAGGTTGGAAATGATGGCGCCTAGTCCCTTGAGCGCTCCACCGGCGATCCATCCGATCACCTTGGCGAAGTCGGTGAGGACTAGTACACCTATTTTGACGATCCGGAAGAACGACTCGAAGTAGTTACCGATCGACTCAACTGTAGCCTCGCTGGGGACCAACTTAGCCATGAAGTTGGCGAAGGCCTCGGACATCGCGTACAGACCCTCGGCGGAAGGGCCGCTGAAGACCTTCGAGAACGCCTGACCGATGCGCTGCAATGGATCCCACATGGCGTGGAACAGGGACGCGAGACCCTCAAGGATCCGCTCCCTACCACCGAGGTCCGCCCAGCCCTGGAGAAGGGCGTTCCGGGCATTGCCCATCTGTGTGATGACGCCACTCGGACCGGTGAGGAAGGCACCGACCTTGGTCCACAGCTCCTTGGCCTGCTCGAAGTCACCAAAGATGATTCGGAACGACTGAGCCCAGGATGAACCGAGCTCCTCACCGATGACGCCCATCAACTGCGAGAACGTCTTGATGTCCTGAGCCGCAGACATACCGGTCTTGGCCAGTTCCTGAATCTGGGCGACCTGCTCCTCGGTGTATCCCATGGAGAGCAGCTGCTCGTCGGTGTACTCACCGGCCATCTGCTTCAGGGTCTCCATCATGATCTCCTGGGTCAGCCATCCCTCTTGGAGGGAGAGCCTGAACGACCCGTTCTTGGCGATCATCTCGTCGACACTCTTGCCATGGACCTTGGCTGTCTGGATCAGCTGGTCCTGGAACGTCTTAGTTGCGATACCTGAGGTCTCCAGGGACATCCAGTCCTGAAGCTTCACTGTTCCCGCGGCCATGGCCTGCGAAAGCTGGTACATAGCCCTCGAGGTATCCTGGGAGTTGGCACCCGCAATGGCCGCCCAGTTCGCCAGGCCCTTAATCGACGCGACTGAGTCGTCCAGTCCAATACCAGCGGCGGTGAACTTACCGATGTTGGACGTCATCTCGCCGAAATTGTAGATGGTCTGGTCCGCGTAAGTGTTCAGCCTGTCTAGGGCCGCGTTCACGGTCTCGATCGTCTCGCCCTTCTGAGCTGTGTTGGCGAGAATGGTCTGAACGGAGTTAAGCTGGAGCTCATACTCCTTCATACCGTCGATAAGCGGTTGAACAGTGAAGCTCGAGAGCATCGAGGAGCCGATTTCGGCAATCTTCCCGCCGATGCTGGCGAGTGCGCCGAAGGCAATCGACTGGAGAGCCGAGAATTTGCTCGTGGTCTCGGCAAGACCCGCCTGGGCCTCCGAGAAATTAAGGTTCTTGGCGGCCGCTGAGACCTGATTGATCCCCTCGACACCGCCTCGGAATGCCAATCCCTCCTCGAGCTTCTTGACTCCGTTAAGAGAGTCCTGAACCCCGTTCATGAATTGGCCGTTGTTGAACTTAAGAGCGACTACCCGCTCCTCGATTGACGCCACTAGCCTCTCACCGCGCTTTCAAGCTGCTTGACGATGCCGTCGAATATAGGCCTGAGCGCCGGATTTATATAATCCACGCCCTGGACATAGCCACCGGTCCTGGTGCCATGCCCGTATTGCAATATGACTGCGATCGGGACACCCTGCTCCACGTGGGAGTTGTTCCAGACCAGCGAGACTCGGTTTCTGCTCCGCTTGATCTCGTAGGACCAGCTGGATGCAGTGTAACCGGACCTGACCGGAGTAGCAGCAGCTAGCGCAGCCACCCCGGCCTGTCCGCAGTCGTCGAGGAAATCGAAGAAGCGGCCCTCTTTGAGTCTCTCGAGCCACTTCCCCGTGTCCATCCTCGAATCCATCTCCAGCGTGAACGCCGGACTCATGCGGCCCTCTCACAGGCGGCCGCGATACCTGATACGATGGCGCCCATCGCTCCTCGAGACCATCCTGTCTTGAGCTGGTCGGCGTCGGCGGGGATATGCGCAACCGTTGGGAGACCAGAGGCCTTCAAGGGGTCCCAGGTGGTCTGAGGCGCGTCGAACTCCATGGATAGAATATCGCAGTTCTTCCCCGCGAGGAAGTTCGGATACCATTCCTTAGCCGTGTCCGAGGCATACGCATAACCCCAGGTCTTAAATCCGCGCGCTCGCATCCCGTCGAACGCCCACTTGGAGTCCCCGTACGACTTGAGTATGACCTTCTGCTCCATGCCCTTGAACATGTCACAGACATCTTTCCAATTAGGCAACTTATACTTCGGGTCGAATACGATCACGTGACTCTTGGCGTACTTCTCGATCAACCAATCGATCGTAGCCGGAAGGTATCGGGTCTTCGAAGCCTCGGCCTTGATCTCAGCCCAGGTGTACTCGTCAGCTTTCTTGGTCAGCGCCGGAACGAGTCGCTTCAGACTCTCATCGTGGCATCCGAACCAGACGCCGTCCTTGCTTCGGGCAGCCGAGAACTCCAACGCATGAGCGTGATAGTCGACAGCCTGGGTGTAGGCGAGCTCTGTGTGCTCGGCCCAGGACTGGGAGCCGCCTCGATGCGCCACGATGAAATGCGGAATCGCAAGGAGCTCCCTAATCGTCTTGGCGCCCTCCGGAACCGCGCGCATCGTGAGCGTTGGGGTCTCCTGAGTCCCGTCCCAGATGTTGACGCCAATCCTGGACCCGTCGGCGAGGGTCGGATCAAGCGAGTCGTTCTGCTCCTTAAGTTGGACGTCAACGCCGAAGAGGGAACGCACACCGACTTCACTCGGCGGAACGTATGCCGACTGAGCATACCCAACGACGATCGATGACCAGGGCAGCTTGGAGTCCTTGCCCCAGGCGCCATTAGTCAGGGACTCGACGTTAGGCGGGAAAGTTGCCACCGGGGCGGTGTTTACATCATGCTGCACGAACCCTGTGATCTGGGGAAATGGTCCGTCCTTCCAGCCGTCGGCGCTACCCCCGGGTACACGAGGAACCAGACTCTTGACCTTGGTGCCGTCAAACACCAAGAGGACCGCGACGTGCCTCCCATTATGTTTCGGATCCGGAGACTTCCATCCCACGTCCCTGGTGTCGGCAGGATCAGTAATCATTTTGACGGCCACGGTACAAGACCTGATGTCCTCGCCATGGGCGTACTTTCCGGTCCAACCGGCAGGAGTGCAATCCTGCATATGGTTGAGTTGACCGCCCACTACGAGCAGCGCCCAGTCCCCAACAGCTGACGGAACGCTGAGTTTCTCGTCCTGGTTCTTGGAGACCGCGATACCCTTCATGGGAGACGCCATGATCAGACCTTTCGTACGATAATCGTGTTCGGAGGAGTACCAGCAGGGACCTGCTCCTCACGACCGAGGATCAGGACGTTTCCGTTACCGCCGCCTCCGCCACCAGCAGGACGATTAGTCTTGATGGTAACGTCGACGACGCTATCCTCACTCAGGGTGACGTTCTTGGCGGCGCTCCAGCCCTGGTCATCCAGGAAGAGTCGAGCGTTGGTGCTGCGGAAGAACCACACCATACCGTCGATTTTACCGTTCTCTCCGGCAGTATCGACAAAGGTGGGGCCGTCATCGGGATCGACGGTTAGTGTGGCGAACGGAGGAATGTCTCCTTTGACGTGACAGTAAGGCACGATGGCCTCACTTGCCCTCGTCAGACTTCGGCTTGGCCTCGTTGAGGGCCTTCAGGATCAGGTCCTGCTTGTAGGAGATATCCTTCAGCCAACCAACGATAGGACCGTCGAAACGACGACCGGCGATGCCGGCACCCGTCTGGTCGGAGACCTCAACAAGGCGGTCCTTGATCTCGGAAAGCAGATCGGTGGCGTATGACACTTCGAGTTCCTCTCCGCCGTCGCTCGTGCCCTGAGACGGACGGCCTTTGTTGTACCAGTAGCGGCATGCGTCGGAGAAAGGCACACCGTACGCTTCGTAGGACCCATACATGGTCCCGGAATTGTAGCGAGACCCCACTCGGCGGAGGTCCTCGTAGGAATCACCCTCGGCATCGATAAGACCCTTGAGGATGGAGCAGCCGACCTCGGCCGACTTCTGCGGATCCCACCAGGCTCGGTCGGGATCGTTGATGAAATACCCGTTGTAGGTGATCTGAAGCGGACCAACGCCGTTCGAGGTACCCCACTCGGATACGATGGGCCAGAAGTAGTTCTTGAAGTTGTGCTCCGTGACCTCGCCCCAGCCCGAGCAGGCACCTCCGGCGTCGTGGCCGTAGATGTTCGCACCCTCCTCGCCTGTCTCCACCTTGAGGCAACCGAGAGCGGCCCACCAAGGGCACCCAGTAGCATCAGCGGCGCGAAGAACAGCCTGCTGGATGGAGGTACCTGCGGATGACTCAGCGTGTGAGGGAGCTGAGCTACCGTGGTTGTCCCGTCGACGAAGACAGTGGGTCCAGGACGCAGATTGAGTGTATGGGTGATCGTTGTAGTAAATAGACCGGACCTCGCTGCCGGTCTGGTCGCCCATGTACCCGTCAATACTTCCGTCTTCAGCGATCCATGCCTCAGACAGGACTGTCGGGTTAAGAGCGGTCACCATGGCGACGTGCCCCTTACCGCCCGAGTCCGCCTCAGACAAGACGATATCGCCGACCTCGAACCCACCGTCGGGCTCGGTGCCCGTCCAGGAGTCCGAAATGTCGGCGAAGTTGCGAGCGAGACACTCCTCACGAAGTGACCCGGTCCAAGTCGACCGGGGGAAATAACCGGCGGTGAAGGGCTCCCCCCACTCGTGGTGAGCAGCGAGGTTGTAGCATCCCGCAACAAGGGCCGAGCAATCGGCGTTGGCGGGCGGGTTGATGAGCCAACCGTCCCAGTCGGACCGCTCGTAGAAAGTCCAGCGATCTGGCTGGGAGTAGCCGACATCAGCAACGTCGGCGTAGTACCTGGCGCAGGATGCTGCGTATTGAGATACAGTCATTTTGACCTTTTCAGCCGTTAGAGTTCTCGATGGGGGCGAAGACCGTAGGAACGATCCTAGGACCCGTGGCCTTGATGTACATGACCACTGTGTTGTTAGGACGAACCTCTATCATGGAGCCATCAATGGTCCCGTCGCCTTTGGGGAACGGGAAGCAGGCCCGGTTCTTCACCTTGAATGCCGCGGGGATGTCAACAAGCTTGTTCTCGACGTTGATGGGCTGGTTGAACGTACCCGCTTGCCACCCATCACCCTTGATCCGGATGTAGATCAGCCCGGCCATTACGCGATACTGGTAGGTGCCCGCGCCTTCGCCCGCAGTGATGTCTTTCCACCCGGTGTCGAACGTCCCGTATCCGCCAGAGGCCCTGGAGTTGAACCAGACAACCTTATCAGGCATGGACTCCGTGAGGTCGATCATCTTCTGATCTGAGCTTCCGTCCTGGCGAACGACCCGCAGCAGGGCCTTGGAGCCCTCGTAGAAGGCGACATCCAACTCGAAGGTGGGGTCTGCACCAAGAGTGATCGAGGCATCGGTAACCCCGTTGGTGGGCGAGATGTATACGGTGCTGAACGGACTGGACTCTCCCCGTACCTTGGTGTGGAGGAGAGGAGTAACACCAGGCATGTTAACCTCTTGACTTGTACTTGGCCCGTCTCGCCGCGTTCAGAGCCTGATTCTGTCGAAGCGTTGCGGCGGTCGACATCTTCTTGTCGGGTTGGTTCTTGACATTGCACACTCGAATGAGTGTGAGAAGTCGATGAAGGTGCCAGTGCTGGCACTCAAACGGAATCTGGAGAGCTACCATCCAGTAATAGACCAGCTCTGACGTGATAGTGTTTCGGCTGGGGCTGGATCCCTCAGCTTCCACGAATGTGGTTGCCGTCATCGAGTCTTCGATGTACTCTCGAATCCGTTTCACGTTGTCCATGGACAAGTGCGAGTAGACGACGGGGTCGACGTCATTCAGAGTCATGCACTTGATGTAGTCCAGGACCTGCTCTTCGGTGAGCTTCTCGTTGCCGATGTACGGGATGTGCCATTTGGACTCCCATTTTGACAGAGCGACGAGACTGTGCTCGAGCTCGAGGTCGCCCTCGAAACCATTGATGAACTCATTGCGATCCTCATCGTAGAGCTCATCCCCAACGACGTGAATCGTCAGCATTCGTTCCTCCCTGAGAGTCACCACGGACCCCGGAGCGTATCACGGGGTCCGTGGGAGTTGTCAGCCAGCAGCCTTGACTGCGGCGATGACCTCGTCAGGGGTCGGGAGCTTGGCGTCGTTAGCGCCGTCGCCCCAGATCAGCTTCTCGATAGCGGTCATGCCGTTCTTGCCGATGACGCTGGAGTCGAGGGTGACGACACAGGTCGGCTTGTGGTCGGTGACGTTCACCGGGGTGCCCTTGAAGGACCACGAGAAGGTGATCGCCTCAGGGGAGTCGTTGATCGTACCGTAGGACCGCTCTGAGGGGGAGGCGGCCAGACCGTACAGAAGGTGCAGCTTGTAGCCGTAGTTGTTCTTCTGCTGGTCGTTACCCTTGATGGTGCGGTAAGCCAGCCCGAAGGAGGAACGCTCCTGCTGACCGATGACGACCTTGTCGACGATTGCCGAGCCGTCACACTGGAGCCACTCGTCCGGGTAGGTGTAGGCCTCGATCTTGCCCTCGAACGTCTCCGCCGAGGTCAGAGAAAGGTACTTGATGTTGTCCGCGTACAGGTCGGTCTGCTCCGCACCAGACGGGGTCTCGGTCACGTTGGTGAGACCCGACCAGGCGACGCCCTTGCTGTAAGCGCCAGTGGCGGGGTTGACGGGGAAGAGGACCCCACGGTCCACACCAGTCTCATAGAACTTCTTGCCCGTCTCGTCCCATGTGAGGACTGCCATCTATACTCCTTGGTAGATGTTGAACACGTCGTGATGAAGGTTGTGCGAGACGAAGTGCCTCTCGAAGGTGGACATAGGCATGTCTGCCAGGACGTCCAACACCGGCTCGTCGGGGTTCCTGCTGATGAGGGTGACCGAATAACGCGGCGTGTACATCCAGTTGGTGTTGTCCCCGAACTTCGAGTCGGCTCGACTCCGTTCGTACACGATGCACGGGTAGGTGAGCTGGACGGACTCCGGGGGTTGGAAGTAGACGTTCCTAGAGCCCAGCGCTTCAACGAGTTTGTTGTGGAACTCAAGGCGTTGGGCCATTGTACACCTCTCCGAGGTTGAGGATGAGACGGGGGCGGCGGACCTCCACGTTTGTGACGACCCAGCGCGCCCCCATCCATCTCACATACTTGATGGCGAAGAAGTTCTCCTCGGCGTAAGAGTCGGCCAAGATGGAGATCTCGTTGTTGAGCCGGAGATTCTGGAGAACCTTCGGCTCGCTGTCGTACTGCTTCTGGGAACGGTTCACATCCCCGTAGTACTCCCTCTCCGTGATCTTGTCCTCGAACACTCCCGGCGATGTCTCGACGGCGTGTCCGTAACCTATGCTTCCGAAGAATCTTGCCATTTTGACCGGATCAGGCCGTAGCCTTCTCGATGACGATCGCGGACTTGTACTTCGTCAGCGAGCCCGAGCAACGAGCCTCCAGCAGGTACTTCTGCTGGTTGAAGTCGATGTCGAACTGCTCGAAGAAGGAGGTCTCGCCACCCTTGTCAGCGCCCAGGGTGTAGTCCTGCATGTTGACGATGATACCGAGCAGGTTCTGGGTCTTGCCCCCGACCTCGCGCTTGGCGCCCTCCATGACCTCAACCTCGATGACATCCGAGACGTTCAGGGCGTTAGCAACGGCCTGCTTGGTCTCGTAGATGTAACGCTTGTTGATGTCCTTGATCTCGAGCATGTCGCAGACAAAGGCGTTCGTGGTGAATAGGACCGGCATACCCGAGCCCTTGTAGAACTTCCGGGATCGACGAACGATGTCGATGACATCCTCGGTCTTGGCGTCCTTGTCGACAAGGACCTTGTGGGAGAACAGCTCGTCATCCTTCCAGATCGGACGGATGTTGCTCTCCTTGATCTTGTCGGGGTTGGACACCTCACGGCCGTCACCAATCAGGACGGCGCGTGCGAGCTCCTCCTCGAGGGCCAGGCGAAGGTTCTGCTGCATCCAGGCAACGACGTTGAACGTGGTGATGTCGAGGACATCGTCACGGTCAATCTTCGTCTTGTTGTAAACGGTCGTCGGCTCGGTCTTCCGGTTGGCGACCTCATAGACGACGTCCTTCTTACGGCTGGCCTTGACGTATCCCTTGGCCCGCAGGTCGTCAGCGGTCAGGTTGGACCACTGGGTCTTGACGCGGGAGAAAGGAGAGTGCTTGGCACCCTGGAGAACCTTGGACACCCAAGAGTTCTCGCGCATGATGCGCTGGGGCTCCGGGTCCAGGTTGGTGGCGTCCGGGAACAGCAGCTCCGGGTTCTTGATACCGTAGTCCGCGGCGTGAGCCAGGACGGCGGTGCGGAGAGTCATGCCGGGCTGGCGAGCCTCGGCGAAGATCTGCTCCTCATCGGCGTGAGAGAGGTGCGGGCCCATAACAGCACGAGCGTCGCCCTCGAAGATGTTGGAATGCATCAGAGTATCACCCCCGAAGTCGCCGTGTTCGGCGTCCTCATCGTAGTCTTCGTCGTCATAGTCCTCATCGAACTCTTCGTCCTCGTCGAAGTCCTCATCTTCGGCATCAACGTCACCGCTGATCTCCTCAATAAGGGCTGCAACTGCCAGACGCTGGTCTTCGTCGAGGGTCTCGAGGACATCGGCGACCGTGAGGTCGTCCTCGTCGTAAACCTCGTCTTCGTCCATGGATTCTGTGTCCTCCGTTGTTTCTCCGGAATCGTGCGAGAGCGTGAGACCGGAATAAATGACGGCCTCGTCCTCGGACTCGGTCCATGAACCATCCGAGTGCTCCAGAGCAACGTTGTCGATCAAGGCGCCCGGGTTGGCCCCGGACAGGACCATGGAAACCTCGACGATGTTGCCGTGAATAACGTCAGCCCCTCGCTGGTCGAGGCGGTTGGCGTAGATCGAGAGAGCTTTGACGTCGCCGTGCTTCACGAGCTCCTTGGCGTTCTCGGCGCCGGGAGTGTCGTTGAAAGCACAGTAGGCGTAAACACCCTCATTGCGATTCTCGAGCAGTGCATGCCCGAGAACGTTGTCGACGGCGTTGTGCCCATGCTGCCATACAAGCGGCACGCGCTGGCCGTCATTCTCCTTGAACGCATTATGCTTGATAGTGCGTCCATCGGAGCAGGTCAGGTCGTTCTTAGTGGCCCAGCCACTGAAGTCGAACTTCATCCTTCTCCTCTGACTTGGCTCATCGGCATGCTGAGCACTGACTGAACATCAGGACCGGAGTCCGGAATATCCCCCTCGCCGTCCAGGGAGGTATCACCCATCTGAGGGTTGATGTTCGGGTTCTGCAACTGATCCGCCTGCTCGTTCGGGGACGGCGGAAGGCCGATCCTCGTGCGGGCCTCATTCGGCGTGATGACCTGGTCCCTGAGCATGGTGTCCAGAGACGTGACGATCTGGCTCGGGGGGACGTTCTTGAACGGGTCGCGGATGTACTGTACGGCCTGCCCCTGGGTGCGAGCGGTCTTCGTTAGGAAGGCCTTGCTCATCCCGTCGGCGAGCGCCGAGAGTACGGGCTCAACGGCCCGGTTCCAGTAGTGCGTCCAGATGATCTCCGTCGCAGTACCCTTGAAGACGTCCTCCGAAATCCCCAGTCGACTCATGAGCTCGGCGGTGAGGAACTTGATCTGATCGAGCAGGTTGTTCTCCGCCGGGCGGTTCAGCTGAGTGATCTTCTCGGAACCGTCGGTGTAGGCGATCCCGTGTCCACCCTTTCCGAGCTGGTCCTCAATGGACTGGATGCGGTTCTCCGCCCGCTGGCGCATGGCCTCGGTTTTGACGACGTAGGGGAGCTGGATGATGATGTCCAGCTTTCCGGTGTACGTCTTCTCGTCGGCCAGGTCCAGCATGGAGAGCTTGCGACTCAGTCGCTTGAGGGTTGAGTTCGGCTTGTTCATCACCTCATAGAGAGGATTCTCGATGATGGCGACAGTGCGCTTCGGCAGGATCACACGCTGCTTGGTTGAGCGAGCCTGGTTGTAGACCTCTACCTCGACCTGCTCGGGGAACCACTGGGTGATCCGCCCAACTCGCAGTTGCTTGATGTCGAAGCTGTTGTTGGTCCTCGGGTCCAGGTCCGACTCGACGGGAACGATCGCAATGACTCCCTCGTCGAACAGAGACAGCACGGCGTCCTGGATGAAAGCCCGGCCGCTCTGATCGATGTTGGGCTCCAGCATCAGGCAGTCGTTCAGGGCTGACCGCCGAATGCCAACGAACGTTCCATTTTGAGCCGTGTCGACATGTCGAATCGGCGTGGCGGACACGTCGATGGCGATCATGTTGAACAGCGACGAGATGATCGACTTGTCGGCCGTCCATCCGAGCGCGAGCCGGTCGGCCCGTACGCTGTAGGAAGGACCGAGGTTCGATCGGTCGACGTCCCTGCCAGTGAAGGCGTTGTAGGCGTGCTGTAGTCTATCTCGCAGTCCTATGTCCTTCACCTCCTAGTCGAACATGTCCTTGTTGAGTTTGTAAGCGACCCAGGCGTCCATCAGGGCGGCGACCGAGTCGATCTTGTTCTCCCGTCGGGCCTTCAGGAGCTTGCGGTTCCCGTTGGTGTCCTCCAGGGTGATGGCGTTCCCCATCGTGAAGGTCATCATGGACTGGTCGAAGAGGAGCTTGCGATCCTCCGCCATGTCCTTGATCTCGCCGAGGGGCACGGACTCGGTCCGAGCTCCCTGGATCACCTTCTCGATGCCGAACGGTCCGTTCTCGTTCTCCCAGCGAGTCACGAACTCCTTGGCGTTGTATGGGTCGAAGCCCAGGCAGCGCACGTCGTACTCGCAATCGGCGATGAACGCCTCGAGGTCTTCATAGACGTTCATCATGTCAAGAACCGTACCCTCGAGCACCATGAGTGACCCCTCCTGTAGGAACTCCTCGTACTTCTGACGAGTGGCCCCCGGGAGACGCAGCATGGTGCGCTCGGAAATGTAGCAGCGCGTCTTGACGCCAAACCTGCCCCGGCTGAGGGGGAACAAGAATGTGAAGGCGGTGAAGTCATCGCCCTGTGACAGGTCGACGCCGATGGAACAAGGCATACCCCAGAAGTCCTGACGGTTGTGTCGTAGGGTCTCCTCGTAGGTGAAGAAGTACGTGTACCCCTCCATGGGAATGCCGAACCTCTTGGCCAGGATATCATTCCTAGCCGCGGGCACATGCTCCGCTCGTTCGACGTCTCGCTGATATGTCTCATAGGAGACAGTGGCCCCGAGATTTGGCTGGGCCTTCAGCCAGGTCGACGGATCCCCTACCTCCTTGAGGTCATCAAGCCTGTAGTAGAAGATGGATGTATGGGGATCCGAGTACTCCCCTCGAAGAATGTTGAGGAGCTCCATCTTCATGTTGTCGCCGGCCGAGTTCCTGACGGTACCCTCTGAGGACACAGCCAGGATAAGCCAGTCGTCGACCTTGGACGCCCCCTGCTCGATGGCGCCGACCACGTCTTCACGAATATCGCCCGAGAGCCACTCGTCCACCGTGTTCATCTTGGTGCGGAGGCCCTGAAGCTTATCGATCGACATGGGGCGAACCTCGAGTAGACTGTTGGTCATGAAGTTCTCGATCCCCTTCTTGGTGGGGACGAGCTTCTGCCTGAGCGCGCGGCTGCCGGTCGTGTTCTGGAGAGACCCCTGAGTCATGAAATCGAACAGGGGGCCCTTGGCTCTTGTGATGGCCGTGCGGAAGGGCTGCATGACCTCCTCAGCCTGCTTCATCGTCGGCGCTGTCGTCACCTGGTGGGTGGTCGACGTGTCGATCGTGAGGAAGTAGGCTTGGAGTAGAGTTTCGTACAGAGACTTCGCTCCGCCTCGGGCGACGATGATATACTGCTTGTTGATGAGGCGCTGCTTCACCCGGCGTTTCTCGAAGTGGCCGCCAGCCGTCGTCTTGTTAGGAACATAGACTGATCGCTCGGTGAAGATCCACCATCCGAAGATCTGCTCGGCCCAGAGCTTGAAACTCGGTAGGAGTCGAAGATCGGATCCGTCGGTTAGCGTCATCTCCGCTTCCGCGAAGCGGATGAACCCCTCCACAGCGTCGCTATCGTAATAAAAGCCGGGATTGCGAATCCGATCATCGATCCTATTCATCTCCATCTCGATCTCCTTGCAGATCGGAATCCGGCCTGCGAGGACATCATCTCTGAACTCAGCGTAATATCGCGGGGTAGCGGTATTGGAGAGCATGGTTAGCGGCGACGCTTCCTAGAGCGTCCGCCCTTCTTACCGCCACCATTGGCCTTTCGGTTAATAGCCGCGCCTGCTGCCGCTGCGGCCGCGTTGGCGCCAATTCCGGCGCCTATTCCGATGGCGGCACGTTTGGCGAGCTTGTCGGCAGCGGAGCCCTTGGGCCTCACGACCTTGGTTCCGGTGGTAGCGAGCTTCCTGTAGCCTACGCCCTTACCGGGCTGGACAACATGAGTCGAAAGCGCCTTACCGGGAGCCTTAGTGGCCTGTTTGCCGAACTTAGACTTGGCCGCCCCTGCCGCCTTACCAGCCGCAGCCTTGGCCGAACGGGCTGCCATGCCGGCCGAAGACTTCGCACCGCTGACGCCGCCCTCAGCCGCCTTGCGTGCCTTATTACCAACCTTCCAAGCCTGGTTCTTGGCCTTGTAGCCGGCGCCTTTGACCGCGTTACCAGTCTTGAATGCGGCTGCATTGGCGGCGAGACGAGTGGCCTCGGCATACTTGCCGGCCTTGGTGGTCTTCAGCTTCTCAGCTGCGCCCTTAGCGAACCGCTTGGTCTGGGCCTGCTTGACTCGAGCCTGTGCGCCAAGATTACGTCCCTTGCCCTCGGCAAACTTCTTGGCAGAGGCGCCGCCCTTCTTAGCCAGAGCAGCGATCTTCTTACCCTTGCCCGACTTGTGCAGGTAGTATCCGGCACCAGCGGCTGCAGCGGTTCCGAGAACGCCGGCGATAGCGGCTTTCTGCTTACGGGAGAGTCCTTTGCGCTTCTTGGTTGATCCAGCGCCTCCGGAAGCCGCTCGCTGCTTGCGAACGCCCCACTTCATGCCTTTGACGCCATGGTGAGCGAGGACCTCGTCCTCGTCAATGAAGAACAGTGTGTCTGTCATGTCATAGTCCTATTGCTTGAACCGTTTGGCGCCCTTGATAGCGGCGGATCCGCCCTGGCTAGCAGCCTTCTTAAGCCCCTTCTGGATTGCGTTCTGCAAAGTGTTGAATGCAGCCTCCTCAGCCGCCTTCCCCACCTTGCTGCGGTAGCGCTCCATCCGGGTCTGGGTCAGCTGACGGTACTCCTTCTCCAACCGGAGACGGTTATTGGCCCGCCTGAGCTGATCGTCGGACATGCCGTCTATTTTGGCCTTCTTGCTGGAGCTCCACTTCTTCGCATTCTTGATACGAGACTTGCGGATTCCCCAGCGCATTCCCTTGATGCCATAGTGAGCGAGAACATCGTCGTGCTGAACGACTCTCTTAATCTTCCTCGCTCCCTTGACCGCTTTGGTGAGTAGCTGTTTCTCGGTGGGGGCGATCCCAGCGGCCTTAGCCCCCTGATACCCCAGGTAACCGAGAGCTAGAGCGCCTCCGGCCCGACTGAGATTCCCCGTGGCGATGTTACCAACGCCGCGAACGGTCTTGCCAGCGGAGTTGCGAGCGTTCTTCCGACCGCGCTGCCTTCGAGCCTGAGAAGCCCTCTTGGACATGTCGGTATTGGCAACGGCCTTGTCGAACTCGCTCTTGTAGAACGGGTCCTTCGAGCGAGCCTTGACCGTTGCTTTGATCAACTTACGCCGGTTGCCCGCACCCTCGCCATAGTACATCTTGGCCTGGGTGAATTCCTTGGCGTCACGACGAGCACGGCGGCGAACGCCCCACTTCATGCCTTTGACGCCGTAATGCATCAGCTCCGAATGGCCCATTCGCTTGTTATGCCCCTTCTTGTAATACCTACGAGCGGCTTCGGCGAGAGTTGCATCGGTTGCGTAGGTCTTGCCTAGCTGGCCGGTGTCGAGCTCGTTGTAATACTTCTCTCGACGCTCGGTAGCGGTGAGCTGACGGTTGCGCTGGTTTCCGAGACGCCAGTCCCTGGCTGCCTTTGCTTGCGCCTTGCGCTTCTTGATGAAGGCCTCGATCGTGGCGATGTCGTGATCGCCATACTTAGCCTTGAGCTTGGCCTCGTACTTGGCACGGCGCTCGGCATTCCGCTGCTCGCGACTCTTCCGAGCGCCCTTACGCATCCCCTTGACCCCGTAGTGCATGAGTTGACCGCTCATGGAGTCTCCTTCTGCAGGTTGATACGCCAGGCGTACTCCTGAAGCTGCTTCTCGATCGCCGTTACGACGAAAGAGTTAGCAGGCGGGTCGAATACGAGCCGCACTTGCAGGTACAGGTACGTCTTGACGGCCTCAACGTTCTTCGTGACGCCACTGAGGTACTGATCCCAGGTCTCTGTCTTTCCGGTGATCTTGAACGAGGGGAGACCGATCTCCTCTGCGAACATGAGCGCCGTGTTTGTGTGGAGAATGATCTCCTGATCGAAAGCCGTATAGTCCTCAGTGATGCCGAGAGCCTTCTTGATGTCATTCAATATCGAATCAGCCACGGTCACCTCCAGGGTATCGTGTCGTTCGGCGTTCTCTCGACTAGAGGCTTGGGTAACAGGCTCGCGTCGCCGAAGTGAATCGCGTTATGTGTGTCGTGTCGCACGCAGACCAGGTATTCGGGGTCGAGGATGTCAGGATTGAACTCTCCCTCGAGGTCCTCGGGCCGAATCGGGTTCATGTGATGAACAAGAATCTTACCGTAGATGTCGTGACCCGGGACCCCGAGGTCGCATGCGTCGTCTCTGAGGATTACCTTCTGTCTTGCTTGACGCCATTCGGTCGAGTGATAGAAGGATTGGTTCAGATACCGTTCGAAACCGAAGGTCTGATCTCCTGGATCCTGGTTGAGACGTAGGTACTCGTACCGGTCCTCGAAGGATTCGATGCGAGAGAGTTCATGGTAGGTCCGAATCCGGCTCAAGACCCACACCTCCTCCGGCGTAAGACTTGAATGCCTCGAGAACCTCCTTGTAGGCCTCCTCCCCTCGTGCTGAGGCCGCCAGAGCGTCGGCTTTGGCCTTGAGCATGTCGTTCTCAGCCTTGATTCGCTCCTGCTCCAACCGCTCTCGGCTCGTGGCGAGCTTGAGGTAGTGCGTGATGATGGAAGGAGGAGCCGTGCCGTCCAGTAGCATCTCCTCGGCTCGCTGGACTGCGAGCGAAATGAGTTGATTCTCCTGCTGCTCCGGAGTGGCGGCCCGTCCTCTGGGTGACTTCTTGGCCCTTGCCACGGAGTTCTCTCCTATTCCGGGTTCCCTTGCTGTTTCCGAATCCGGGTTTCAGGTAGGACAGGACGACTTGCGTACCCCTCGTTGGGTAGAAAGGAACGAACGCAAGAAGACCCCAACGACACAGGTCGTCCTGTCTTATCCGAAACCCGGATTCGGTGTGCCCAAACCTACCTC